GCGCGCAGCGTAATGACTGCTTTTACGCCCGCCATCACCGCCACCCCTCGATCCGCCGCCAGTCCGGATCGCAATCCGCCCGCATCCGGTCCGCGGCGTCGTCATCCATGCACTGCAGCAGCTTCGCCAGCACGCCCCCCGTGAATTCCGCCTGGCGCACCCGCAGCATCGCTTCCGCGAAATCCCGGCGGTCGATTGCCCGCCGCGCCTCGCACATCCGCACGATCACGTGGCCGGACAGCCATTCCGCATCGTCCGAATTCCGGGCGACGGTTGCGCAGCCCCGCATCCAGTTCCGCAGCCGCTCCGCTTCCGCGGCGGTGAAGTCCTGCACCGCCCGATGCGGCAGAAACCCGCCCGCTTGCGCTTCGGCCACGAAATCGAACAGGCTGTCCTGCTGCCGGTCCAGCACCAGGCCCGCCACCGTTGCCGCGTCCATCAGTCCAAACACTTCGCGATCGTCCAGCACGGTTACCCATCCTTTCGTTCATCGCCCGCGCCCGCGTAGAAGAGGCTGAGGCGCGGCAGCCGCGCATGCGCGAACAGCCCGCGCACGTAAATCTCCGCGCGCATCGCGGAAAACTGCTCATGGCTCATCCGGTCCCGGTACGGACGTACCTGCCTTTCGACGTCGCCTTCGATCGCGGACCGCTCGTCCGGCGTCAGCGCGTCCTCGGTCAGGTTGCGCATCATCGCCTCGACGTTCGCCAGGTGCAACTCCAGGTGCATCAGGTCCGCCGCATGGCGTGACGCTTCGTCCGCCGCCTGCAGCACCAGTTCGCGGACCTCCTCGAAGGCCGGCGGCTGCCGCTCCAATTCCGCCGCGCAGCCCTGCAGGTGCTTCCGAATCAAGGCCGCGTCCGGTGCCGGGCCGCCGCTTCGCCCGGCCGCCGCGCGCGCTTCGTTCGCCCGCGCGGCGTCCACTGCCTTAATGCAGTCCGTCACCACGTGTTCCAGCAGGCCGTAGCTGCGGAACGCGTTGATGCGCAGGTTTACGCGCGCCTCGACGTAATCGAGCGGCACGTCGTGCGCCTTCAGCCGCTCGAATTGCGTCTCCAGGATCGTCATCGGCGGCGGCTGCAGTAGTCGCGCTGAGAGCAGGGAATCAATTAAGCTGTAGAATTCGCCGAATGCCGGGTCTAGCAGCGTGGGCGGCTGCGCGGCGGCAGATCCAGCGTCCCCGCCGGAATTGCCACACTCCAGTGTGGGAATCGTTCGCCCTGTGTTCGCTTTTTGGCCGGAATCACCCCACTCCAGTGTGGTAATCGTTCCCCCTATGTTCGCCTCATACTTCTGCACCAAGCAGCACTGAGCGCCAGCGGGGCAGACATCGATGAGCGGCCGCTTGGCCTTTTCGCCCGGCAGGACCACCAGTACCGGCTTCGGCGCGTGTACCGCAGCCGCGGCGTCCGCTTCGGTCAGTTCCGCGTCGTCTTCCGGATCCACAACCGGTTTAGCCTCGATCTTGCGGGGCTTCCGGGGCGTCAACTTGTCCCAGCCCTCGACGATCACGCGGTATTGCTTGGCGCGCCCCACGCGGCGGGATTCGATCGCGCCCAGTTCCTCCAGCCTGCCAATGGCCTTCGAGATGCCGTTGGGATGCCCATCCAGGAACCGCGCCAACTGCTGCTCGGACAGTTGTATCCATTCCGGACGGCCCGCCTGCGCGTCGCCCGCGGTCCGAAACAGAATCAGCGATAGAATCGCTTGCTCGAACTGGCTGCAAGCACGCATCACATGCGTGAAGAAGGAATTGGGCACCGGTGTCCAGCCGCCGCGCTGGACCCAGTCGGGCATCGGTGCCTGGGCACTGCGATCAGATCGGGGCGGACGCCTGGCGGCGGAGGCGGGGAATGTGACTGGGGCTGCTGACACGTCTGGACCTCGTTTGTTTCACTTCAGTGGGAACAAAAAAGTCCAAGATGCGAGAAAATGAGGATGGTTCACGCAACTTGGCACCAGGCTGCGCGTGGTCGATAGCAGGAGCGCGCGCAGCCAAGTGCGTCGGGGACAACACCCCGTCACCCGGCCCGGCGGCCCCAGCCAATCCCAGCAGTCCAACCGAAACAGCGGCAGCCCGATCCCAGCCGCCCCCCAAAAAGCGCCGATAACATATAGTACGGTCAACTCTCTGGGCCGGGTTTTCGGCTTTGGCGGGCTGGGGAGCCAAATCATGCGCGGGACGCCTCCCGCTGTTTGGCGTTCATCCAGCGGACCTGGGCGGCGTTGCGGGCGCTGGCGGATCTCTCCGCGGCGGACTGGCGGGCGACGCGGGCTTGGCCGCCACGCGCTCCCAGAATCCTCGCTGCCGCCGACGCTGCCTCACCGCTTCCGGTGCGCAGCATCCGGGACGCCTCCTCAATCGGGTCCCACGGCCGCGGCTGCTTGGATTCTTCCATCGCTCCCAAGGATATGCGAAGCGGATCTGGGAATACAAGTCCTTTATGGGTACAAAAGTACCGATACCTACACTCCAGTGTGGGTATTCCCCGGAAATTCCCACACTGGAGTGTCGCTATTTCCCACACCCCAGTGTTCCTATTTGCGCGACCGCTCCTTATATCTGGAACAAGAAGGAATATCCCTTGTTCAGCAGTAAGTGTGTATGTAGGTTCTTCCCAAGAACGCCCGCACGCCCACAGGCGGATCCGCTACGCTGCGATGCGAAGATGGGCGCCGCAGATGCGGGTCGCCAACTGATCGTGGACCACCGTCAGCACACGTTCGGCCTGTGCCGGGCTCAGGCCTCGCAGCTCGGCGTCCAGCAGACCGGCAATCCGCGCCTCCACCGCCGCGATGTCGATCAGCGGTTGCGGTCCGCGCGCCTCCGCCAGCGCCGCCCGCGCGATCGGCAACAGGTGAGACACCCAAGTCTCGGCCACCATGCAGCAGCGCGCCAGTTCTTCCCATTTGCCCGCCCCTGGCCGGTAGCGCCATAGAATCCACAGATTCTCCTGGGCGTGACGGTTGTGTCCCCTGGCTGGCTTCAATGACGGCCCCGCGTATTCCACCAGCAGCGCCGGCCGGGGATACTCTGGCGTGGGCCACAGGTCCGATTCAGCGATGTGAGAACCTGGCCGCAGAAGCCGGCCCTTGAATGCGAATCCCGAATAAACGTTCGGTTCCACGTCGAACAGCAACTTGGCGAAGCCTTCGGCGGATCGCGAGACGGCGCTGCGCGGAATCCGGACGGTGAGGTTTTCCACCTACCCAGTGTGCGGCGCTGACGGCGGAACTGAAAGATGACGGAAGTACCGCAGTGCCGGTTTTCTCCACCGGTTCGCCCCCGGTGTGCCCCCGCCGCCGCGCCGGGCCGCGATGGCGCTCAGAAGTCGCCCAGCCGTTCCGCCAGGGTCTGCCGCTTGCGGTCGCTTACTTTCGCGTAGACCTGCGTGTTCCGGATGTCGCAGTGGCCCAGGTGATCGCCGATCAGCAGCAGGTCCACATCGCGCTCCACCAGCTGCGTGGCGCACGTGTGCCGCAGGCAGTGGAAGTGCCGCTTCTCGTCCGGCAAGTTTGCCACCGCGCCGTAGTGTTTCATCAGCTGGTCCAGACGGCGGCGGCTGATCGGCTTCCGGTTCCGCGAAAGGAAGATCGCACCGGCCACTTGGCCGCGCTTGCGCATCCAGACGCGCAGCGCCCGCACCTCGCGCTCCGTCAGCGGGTACTCGCCCGACTTCGATTTCTTCAGCCGCGTGACGTAGATCCGCCGCTGTGCCAAGCGCAGGTGGCCGGTCTTCAGCATTCCCACCTCGCTCGCCCGCAGCCCGCGGTGATACGCCACCTCAAACAGCGCCAGGTCCCGTTCGTTGCCACCCGCGCGGATCGCCGCGAACAGGGCCTCCAACTCCTCGCTGTTCAGAAACTGGATGCGCCGCGCGGAATTCCGTTTTGCGCGCGACCGCGCCACGCTGGGGGACCCTACGCGATGCGAAGCGTCCGGGCCGCCCAGCCGGGCCGCCAACGCCTCCACCAGCGCCTCCAGGTCGCCCTTCGATAGCTTCGCTAAGTCCTTTGTTTTCAGCATTTCTCACCTCTCCTCGTGAACTGCCCAGTGTAATCACAGTGGGCAGTTCGGGCACCACTTTCACGTATTTTCAACAACTTACAAGGCCAACTCCCATTATGCAATTCGGGGAAGTGGGCAGTTCGCAAAAAGGCATGGATCCGCGTCCACGCTGGGCGGACGCGCGAAAGGCCGCCCGTTGCCGGACGGCCTCTCTTGTTCGGTTGGAAACGGTGCGGCGCGCCTACCAAATGGCGCGGATCGCCGCGATCCAGAACGCCAGGTGAACCATTGTAGCGGCGGCGGCCGCGGCCAGGGCCAGGAAGTCCAGCCGGGGCCGCGGATCGAAGGGCGGCCGGCCCCTGTGCGTCCGCAGGAACGCCCGCGTGAATCGCGCATCCCGTTCACCCCACCTTTGCAAGGCCATCCAGCACCCCCTTCGTTCGCGGCCGCGCGGGCATCGCCACAACACGCGCTGGCAGCTTCCCCGTGGATCGCGTTCCCGCCCGCCAGGCGCGCTGGTATTCGCGGCGGCGTTCCTGGCGGCGCATCGCGGCCACCAGCGCCGCCACCAGCGCCGCGCTTTCGGCAGCCGTCCGCATGGCGGGCGGGATCGCGGCCAAGCGTGCCAGGCGCGCCCGGCTGGCCCCGGCGCGCTCCCGCAGCTCCGCGAAGAAGCACGCGGGATCGTAGGGGACGCCATCCAGGCGCTTCGGCTGCTGCCGCGGCGGGCACGCATCCTGCAGGGCGCGATCGCAGCGCGGGCACACCAGCCACCCGGCCATCATCGCCGCACCTTCCCGTTGGCCAGGTTGTAGAAGGTCAGCGCAGCCGCGAAGACACACACGATGGTCTCGATCGTCAGGCGGTACCGCACCCACCCCACCGTCTCCCAGGCAAGGATCAGCAGCAGCAGCGCGCACAGCGTGACCGCAGCGAAGGCCAGCGCCAGGATGGCAATCACCAGGTACGGCGGCAGCGGCCGCGATGCCGCCCGTTCCGCCGGCCGCCGCGCGCGCCCGGATTCGATTAGCATGACCAGCCCCCCCTTCCCATGCGGGTCAGCAGCAGGCGCGTCTGGCGGCTGCCGGCATCGTCCTGCCCGGTGTAGCGCGGCGTGGGATCCGTGCGCCGGGAACGGACGTAGGATTCCAGGATCTCCACCAGCAACGGCCGGTCGCCCTCCGGAAGATCGAACAACTCCGCGTCCACGAAAGCCATGCAGACGTGGGCGGACTGGATCACGTCCAGCGAAAGTTCGGCGCGGTTCATGCGGCCCGCCTTTCCGCGCCGCGCTGTTCGGCCGCGGGGCGCAGCCAGTGGCGCATCAATTCCATGCGCGTCGTGACGCCCAGCTTTGGGTAGGCCGCCCGCAGATGGTTCTTCACCGTCTGCTCGCTGAGCCCCAAGGCCACGGCGATTTCCTTGTTTGACCAAGCGAGCGCGACCAGCTCGCAAATCTCCGCCTCGCGGGCGGTCAGCGCCTGGCCGCGCGGATCCAGGTCCTCACGGCGCGGCCGGCGCCGGCGGGATCGGCCTCTGGACGCGAGCGGTGCATCGGCCGAAGTGTGGAAGATCACGGGGAAGGTCATCATGCACCCTCCTCGCCGCCCGGAACCCGCCCGCCGAATTCGGCTTCGCAGGCGCGCCAGTGGGCACAGTTCTTGCGGCTGCACAGGTTGCTGGTGCGGTTGGGCATGTAGTAACCAGCGCGCATCGTGGCCTGTGCGATCGGGTAGATCCGCTCGGGCGCCAGGCGGTCCTGCGCCGTGATCGTGTGCTCGATCTGCACCAGCTTGGGCGTCTTGTTCGCCACCAGCGTGTCCACCACCACGCGGCCGCTGGCGCCCGGCGTCAGCATTTCGTAAGTGGTGAGCTGCAGCATGTTGTGCCCGCTGATCCCCGAAGGCGATCGCTTCGCGGTCTTGATATCGCGCACGGTGCCGTCGTCGCAAAGCAGGTCCACATGCCCCTGCACCTTCACGCCGCCGATTTCCCCGTGGACGTAGACTTCCACCGCAGCGGGCTGGATGGACGGGGCGGCTTCGCGCATGTAGGTTTCCACCAGGCGCGCGCCGTCCTCGCGAATCGCCTCCGGATTCTCATCCGGCGCGAATTCCACCTGGTCGGCTTGCCCGTTCCAGGCTGCGCGGTACACTTCCAGCACCTCGCCCACGTCCAGATCGCGTTCGGTCACCACCTTTTCGGCCATGCTGCGCAGCAGCGCCTCGTGAACGGCGCTGCCCTTGGCCAGATTCGAGTTGGGCGGATCCGGAAGGCCGCGCAGCTTCGAAAACATCCAGCGCGCCGGGCAATCCATGAAGGTGTAAAGCTGGCTGAGCGAGAGAACCTCGGCCACGGCTTCCGGAGCCTGCTTGATTACGGTGACGTTCGCCTTCTTCCGGCCGGGTTTCGTGGCGGTCATCGCGCACCCCCGGCGGCGGAAGTCTGCGCGGGCCGCGCCGCGAACCCGGCGTCCCGATGGTGCTGGATGAACAGGCTTGCGCCCGTGGCCCGCACGTCTTCCTCGTTCCACTGCAACTTCAGGCCGTGTTGCAGCGCGTACTCCTGGGCGATCGCCAGGGCGTCGATGGCCGCGATCAGGCATCCGCCCATCACCTGGCCCGCGTGGGCCAGCGGGGACGGGGCCGGGGGCGCGGCGGGTGCTTCGGCCACCGGCATCGTCACCACCTGGGGACGCTTCGCCTGGGCCGCGGACGTGCTAGACTGGCTGGCGTTCGCCCGGCTGTCAGCTATCCTTCCGGTCGGTTGGGTAGCGGCGGTCACCGCGGCGGCGGGGCTGCTTCCCTGCCGCCGCGGCTCTTCGGCCGATTCCCGTTCAATCACCCACTGGATCCCCTTTTTCCGCCCCTGCGTCAGCTCCTGGCGCGTCAGCACGAACTCCTCACCCGCGCCCAAGCCCTGGTCCGTGATGCGCTTGGCCGTCACCGGATCCAGGAAGATCAGTTTTTCCGTGCCTTCGTGTTCCACCGTGAACATCATCTGGTTGCCGTAGCGGCCTTCCACCTCGCGGGGCGTGGCGAATTTCAGGCTGAGGACGTGGGGCACGTTCATCAGCGGCCGCAGGATTTCGCGTTTTTGCTGGTCACTCATTTGATCGGTCCTTTCCAGACCCGGCGCATCGCGCCAGGCCCTGTTTGTCATCCGGGGAAGCGGGGCGGTTAGGCTACCGCCCGGACGCCGTCGCGCGACGGCAGCGGCATCCGCTGGCCGAACGGCGCTGGCGTGCCCCCGCGCGGGCCGTCCACCCGCTCCACGATCTCCCACACCCTGCCGTCCACCACGCGGGTCCGCCGCCGGTACGTCCGTACCGCGCCAGGCGCTTCGTTCTGGGGTCTCGAAGGCATCACTATCACCGTCGCCATCTTCGTTTCCTTTCCGGGGTTTTTGGGCTCCCGTAGCTTTACTATACGAAGGGCCTTCGTAAAACGCAAGTACTTAGTGACGTCGGTACACTTTTTTTTCGAAGGGGCTACGTTAAACTGGCTTTGTGCCCGCAGAAAAGCGCAGCCAGAAGATGGAAGGAAGACTCAAGGAGTCAATGCCTGAGGAAGTGAAGCTGTTTTTCCAGCACACCGGCAGCATCGGCGGTAAGAAGCGCAGCGCTGCGCTGTCGCCAGAGGCCCGCAAGGCATCAGCGGACAGGGCCATCCGCGCCCGCTGGGCGAAGTACCGGCGCGACAGGGGTCTGCCGCCCAAGCCAGGCGACGAAGAATTCCTGTCTTCTGAGTGATTTTTCCTGAGAACTTTTCCGCGCTCGGGCCACTTATTCCACAGGAGGCCAAGAATGGCGGAGAGAAACAAGCAGGGCGAATTCGTTTGGGTAACCGAAGACCACTGTCTAAACCTTCAGCAGATAACCCACATCGAATTTGGCCAAAGCGGCGCAACCGTGCACTGGAATGCCTCGCGCGACAAGTCTCAGTTGACAGGTGAGGAATCTCGACAGTTGGAACTCGCGATCCGGAACTTCCGGTCACTCGCTGGCCCCATCGAACCATTTGATCGCGAAATCAAAAGGTAAATTGAAGGAACCGACGATGGGACGTATCCTGCTCGGCTTGGCCATCACGGGTGCCGGGCTGCTTTTGTGGGCGCTCATAGCGGGAACGGCGGCGCTGCCGGTTCTCGACTGTGGCGTCGCGGCCCAGTGCGAACTGGCGGCGGACGATGCCGCGTTGCGGACGCTTTCGCACTTCAACAGCGCGGAGGCGCGGCGCGCCCTCACGGGACCGGAACGTGGCCAACTTGGGGATACTTACGCGAATCTGGTGCTCTCAGGCCGAATCGTTCGCGTGAAGGCCGGCACGCGAGTCCACGTGATCGAATGCGATCCGCTGAATGTCAGCGGATCGCCGCGCTACGCACGGATCCAGGTGATGGAAGGGGAGTGGGCGGGGAAGGAATTACTGACATCCGCCGTGCAGGTGTCCACCGGGAGAGACCGCAACCGCTAGCGGGTACGTTGGTCCCGAGGCACTTCCGTCCTATTGGGTAACGCGCGAAAACGGGGGAAAGTGGGACTTCGGGGGCAGACGATGGCCCGGAGAGGAGAAGCCGTGACGAAGCAGGAACGGAAGGCGTGGCTCGCCGAGGCGAAACGCAAGACGCAGGCGGAAGCGGCGGAGCGGGAGAGGCAGGCCGAAGAGCGCCGCGCCGCGGAGTGGGCTGAGTTCGCGCCGCTGCGCGAGGCGATCGCGCGCGGCGAAATCACGCGGGAGGAACTGCTGGGCCAATCCCAGACCGAACCCATCCGGCTGACGATCGGCGATACCGCGCTGGAAATCCGCCTGACGGCCACGGTCCGCGAAGCGCCCGCCGCCCCCCCGGCGAAGCCGGAAAAAGCGGAAGTGATCGCGTTCCGCGTGACCGGCCCGCGCCGGGCGAAATGAATTGCATGCGAAGCGCACGCTTGGCATACTGAAGGCGGGGAAGCGATGGCCGAAGAATCCAACGGAAAGCACGACTGGCGGGAGCGCATGAGCCGCATCGAAGCGGCCCTGGAACTCTTCATTCGCGATCACGAGCAGCAGCGGGAGCGGCAATCGCACTTGAGCGAGGCGCAGGACCGGCTGCGCGAGGAACACTTGAACTTCCGCGCGGAACACAAGATGCTGCTGCGGGCGCAAGTCGTGCAGCAGGGCAACATGGATGCGCTGACGGTGAAGATGGAAGAAATCGCCGACAAGCTGGACGGGCTGATCGGGGCCGTCGATCAGATGCGCCAGGATACCGATCTGCGCCTGCGGCGCCTGGAAGGCGATCCCCCCGCCGCGTGACGGGTCCGCAATTCCCCCGCGATCCCGCCGCGTGACCGGCCCGCGCCGTCAGGGCCCGCGCCGTCAGGGCCGCCAATAATCGCAGCTCACGATGAACGTGGCGTCCTGGTTCAATTGCGCCGCGGTGAACATCTCCATGTGCGCCGCCACCCACGTGATCGTGTTCCCGGCAACCGTGTAATCCACGCCGTAGGTGTGGCGCAGCCCGTTCACGGCGCAAATGACGCTGCTGGCCGGGCTGGGCGCATCGGGCAGGGTCCAGATGACTTCGGACACCCGCGTGGGCCGGACGTTCGCCGCGTAGGTTCCGGGCGCGCCACCGCCGCCGCCCGCGCCGCAGGGCCCCGCGCTGCCATCCACCTTCACGCAATCGTTCAGCGCGCCGCTGGCGGCCGCCAGCTTGCCGTTCACGTCCGCCACCACGGCCCGATGCGCCAGCCAGCCCGGCCCCTTCACCGGGCGGTCCGCCAGCACGGCGTCCAGGCCGGCGACGTCCGCCACGCTGACATTCAGGTCCGCGCCCGGCGGCGGCAGCGTCTGCGTGAGGCGCACCGCGGCCACATTCACCGGTGTGGCGCTGTCCGGCACCGCCCAGCGCTCCACCGGACCCGGCACGCTTCCGGCGAAGCTGCATCGCACCGTGTAGGCGGTTCCGGCCGGCACCGCGCCCGCCGTCGCTTCCAGTTCCACGTCCAGCACGCCGTTGCGCACGGTGTAGAGTTTTGATCCCGCGCCGATCGCCTTGCCCTGGGCCGTGACAAACGGCCCCCATTGGATCGCGCAGGCGCCCGTGGCGCGATTGCCCTTCGCGTCGAACAGGGTGTCCCGCACCCGCGTGCCCGCCGCCGCGCCCAGCGTCAGCGCCAGCAGCCCGCACAGCAGCTTCGCCGCCAGATCTCGATTCGCCATCGTGCCCTCCGTTAAATGAACCGCGCCCCGCTTCCGTTCACCGGCAGCGGCAGCGGCCAGCTCATCAGACACAGGTGATCGAAGGCCCAGAAATTGATCACGGGCACGCCCCGGTTGCGCGCGCCCAGGAATTCCGCCGGCCACGGACAGCCGCCGTTGAAGATGGGCATCAGGTACGCCACATCCGCCGCCGGCCAGGCGCGGGGCGCGGTGGTCGGCCAGGCGAAGGCCTGCGCCGCGCGGTCCCGGTGGCGATAGAACGAGCCCCAACTGAGCGCTTCCATCTTGATGCGGTCCAGCCCGCTGCCGGTCTTCGCGGTCCACGCGGCCGGCGTGTTGACGCGCGCGTTCAGCCGCCCGCCCTGCGGGTACGGCAGATCCAGCGTGTGGTAGCAATCCGGATGGCTGACATCGTAGGCGTGCAGCCATTCGAACTTCGCCGCCGGGTAACTGGCCTGCACATGCGTGCGGATCGCATCCGCGTGGGACTGGATCCGCTCCGCCAGCCAGTTCGCGTCCGCGCCGCCAAAGAACGCGTCCGGATCGTCATCCTGGCACGTGAAGCTGGAAAGCGCATGCCCCAGCGCCGTCACGGCCGCCGCCGCGGTTTCGGCGTCGTAGAATCCCATCGAACCGCCGCGCACCTGGCCCGCGCCCGTCCACACGCCCGGCAGCGCGGCCCCGCTCACCGCGAAGGTATCCGCGCCCGTGACCGTGACGGTCCGCGTGCCGTCCAGCACGCGCGTACCGGCGATCACCACGCGGTCGCCCGTGGCCATGCCGTGCGCCGCGCCGGTCTGGACGGCGTTTCCGCTGACGCCGGCCACCGTCAGCGCCTTCGAACTGAAGAACCACCACAGGAATTCGCCGAACTGCAGCCACGGCGTCAGGCCCGCCGCGTCCATCATCTTCGCCGTTTCCTTGAAAACCGCCTTCTGCAGCGCCAGCATCTTGGCGACGAAGCCGCAGTGCGTGCTGGGCATCCCGCCGAAGCCCGTGTCCGTGGCGACGATCGTTCCATCGGCGAATCGCGCCGCCCACACCTCGCCCGGCCCTTCCGGCGGGTTCACCAGCTCCATCGAATACGAAGTCACCACCTGCCAGCCCTTGGCAGCCACCTGCGCGTAAAGGTCTTCGTGCCACTTGCGCGTGGGGAAGTTGATCGGGTTCGCCGCGCCGGCGTCAATCGTCCACGTGCCTTCGGTCCCCGCGCCCACATCGCCGGACGTTGTAATCGTGCCCGCCGCCGATGTCTTCGACGCCGAAAACGTGTCGCCCCACACCGGCGTCCGAACATGCACCAGCAGCTCGCCCGCCGTGGCCGTCGTTTCCGCCCACATCGCCACCAGCGTGCCGTTGATGAAATGCGCGAAGTGCGCCGCGATCGTACCGGCGGTGTCCGCCGGAAAGACAGACTTCCCCATCGTGAACGCGCCGATCTGCAGGAACGCCCCGTCGCCGTCCGCCCAGGTGCCGCCGAAGGTCACAGTCAGCGTCTTCCACACGCCGCCCACCCGCTTGCGCTGGTTCCACCAGAACACGCCCGCGTATTCGTTCATCGGCCCGCGCAGGCCCATCGCGTCCAGCATGCCCACGATGCGGCCCGGCGGCAGCTTGTAGGTGTGGTCCGTATCGTAATCGATGGCCGCCGAGACGTTCGAATACACCGCCGCCGGCGCGGGCGGATCCGCCGCCACCGCGGCTTCCAGATAATCGAAGGTGAACCACGTGTCCAGGCTGTCCGCGTGCTTCGTGCCGGTCAGCGTGAGTACGAGCTCGTGCTGGCCGGCTGCCACGCCCGCCCGCACCCGCCGCCGCGTCAGCACCGGCGGTTCCACATTCAAGTAACCGTCGAAGTTCGTGGCCGCATCGCCATCCAGCGAAACGTCCACGATGCCCTTGTCCTGGTACAGCGCGGTGCCCAGCCACAAATCATGCGTGTGCTGGCAGTGATAGCGGACGCGCACCGCATCGCCGCTGGTTTTGGACACCCGCGCGAAGCCGCGCCACAGGTTGTTGGCGTCCTGCGTGGCCCAGCCCGTCCCGGAGTACGCCGCCCAGCGATCCCGGCTGCCCACCCGCACACTGCCCGGCCCGGCCACCTGCAACGGCAGCTTCCCGTTCGGATCCGTGCAGCCCCAATTGGTGAACGTGGCCGTCCATTCCGTATCCGCGTAAGCCGCGGCATCCGCCAGCGCGGGCGCGAAGGTCAGCCAGGCTTCGCGCAACTGGTCCACGCCGCGCGCGCTGAAATCGATGGCCACGCGCCAGGTGCAATCGCTGCCGCCGCCCGAAAGCGGGTATGTGGCCGCGTCGAAAGTGAGATTCGCGTTCTTCCAGATGCCGTAAACGGTCAGCATGTTGCCGTCGCGTCCGCCCCGTTCGGCCAGATACCGCACGCCGGTCTGCGTGCCCGCGCTGGCCGTCAGCGTCAGCGAAGTGGCGGAAGCCACGCTGGATACCGTGTAGGCCGCGCCGTCGATCCAGATCGCGCTGCCGGCCGGAATCGCGGTGAACTTTTCGCCGCTGGCCCAGGTCACCGCCGTGCCGGATGTGTTCACCGTGCCCCAGCGCGCCGCCTTCACCGTCAGCGCCGCCCCGCTGCTGGTGGCGATCAGCCCCAGCGTGGGCGAAAGCGCCGGCCAGTTCGCGGTGTTGATCTGGTCCCGCAGCGCGGCCGCGATGGTGGCAGCCGTTACGCCCGTGGCCGGGTTCGGCACGATGTAGTCGAACGCGATGTTGTTCAGCCATAGCGTCACGCGGTCAAACGCCAGCAGGCCGTTGTCCACAACGGTGACGGTGGCCGAAGCCGCGGGGAACGTGCCCGCCTGCAGCGTCGCATGGTCCCACAGCTTCACCTGCGCCGTCGTGCCGTCCGCGCGGATGCAATCCAAGGTCGCCCAATCGATCCAGTTGTACTTCGGCGAATCGATCGGCTGCAGGCCCGCGCAGGCCAGATCGAACGTCAGGGTCACGCCGGTGAAGTCGAAATCCGGCAAGTACCGCAACGTGGAATGCTCGAAGAAATTATCCGCGTCCCAGATCTTCAGCACCGCGAAATCCGCCATATCGCGGAAGACGCCGTAGACCTTGAACGCGTCCGCCGCCACCTCGCACAGCGCGGCCGCCGCGCCCCGGCGGTCAAAGCCGCGCAGGTTCAGCGTGCAGCGCGGATCGAGCTTCGTCAGCGTAGCCGGTTGGGACCAGACGGGCAAGGGCATCGCGCGTCAAGCCCTCAGCGGTTGATCGCGATCGGCAGCACCGGCTTGGCGGGCGCGGGCGGTGGCACGGGCGCTTCGCCGCCGGTGGCCGCGTCCGCTTTCGTCGTGTGCCCGCGCAGCAGCGCCACCAGCGCGCCGAAGGCCGTCATCAGCACGTAATCGCCGTGCGTGACATTCAGGCCGGTCATCGCCACGCCCAGCAGCGAAAGCAGCAGCAGAATCGCGATCGCCCCGCCGGGCGTTTCCAACAGGTCCATTTGCATTTGCGCCTCCCTCAAAGGTAGATCGTCACCGAAAGGTCCGCGCCGGGGAAGGTGGTGCCCACGGCTGTCAGATCGATCGAAAGGTTTTCGCCCGCCAGCAGCGAAGCGGCCCCCGCCGCGTTCGTCGCTACTACCGTCTGGCCGGCGGGGATGGTGACGGAAAGCCACAGGGCGGCACCCTGGCGAATTTCCACCGTCAGCGGCGCGCCCAATGGCGCCTGTTTCACTTCGGCGGTCACGGCCACGGCCTGCGTGTCCGCGTTCAGGTGAAAGCGCGGCGCCAGATCGCTGCCGATTGCCAGCGTCCCTTCCACGTGCAGATGCACCCCGCTCTGGGCGTTCGCCGCCCCGGCCGTTTCGTAGTACAGCCAGAAATCCCGAACCTGGTTGAACTGGTCAAAGCAGGCGTTGCCCCCGCCGTCCACGGGCGCCACCATGCACAGCAGCGGCCGGCGGGCAAGACCTTCCAGCGGCACCGGGATCGAGACGGTGGCGGGTCCGCCGCCCACATCGATCGATTCCGTCCGGTGGACCAGCGCCCAATCGGCGTCTTCGATCAGCACGCGCGTGGTGGCATCCGGCAAGACAGTCCATTTCGTATCGATCGTCAGCGTTTCGAACGTGTTCGAACGGATCGTGCAGACCTGCCCGCGTCCGGTGCCCGCGAAAACCCGCACCAGCTTGCCCGCGAACTCATCCACCGCGGCGGCCAGCTTGGGAAGGGTAATCGAACTGGATGTCCAGGCGGACGGCTTCGCGCGAAACGTCAGCCGGTACTTCTGGCCGGGATCGAAGGTCAGAATGCTGTTGGCCGTGGGGCCGTAGGCAGCATCCAGCGTCAGGGTGTCGGCGGTGTTTGAAGCAACGCGCCATGCCCAGCCCCGCGGCCAGTCATAGCCGCCGTGATCGTGCCCCAGTTCGCTGACGTCGTAGCCCGCCCATTCGTCCACGGTCCAGCCCGCGCCATCGACGGTGATCGTGGTGGCCGTGGCGGCGGTGGGCGTCACGTCGGCCACGCCCGCCCGCACCAGACGCTTCAACCTGAATTCCATGCGGTCAAATTCGGGATCCGGCATGCACAGCACCGCCAGCTTGGGATCGACCGGGCCCGTGAACGTCACTGAGCTGGGGATCGCGTTAATGAAGCCCTGGAACAGGGGCTGGAACGGGTGCGTGCCCACGTGCAGCGCGCACAGTTCCGCAGCCGGGTGCCATTCGATGTTGGGCACGGTAATCGTGTTGGTGTTGGTGCCTGCCGGCACGGTGATCTTGCACGCGATGGACGGCACGGAAACCAGCGCGGGGCCCAGCGCCACCAGCCAGACCCAGTACGTCGCATCGCCCGGCAGGCTTCCGCCCGTGGGCGCGGTGCTGCCTTCGTTGGGAACGAACGGCGGCTGAATGTCCGCGCTGAACGTGTTGTGGGGCATCGTCACTTCAACGCGAAAGCGCAGACCGTCACCGGTGTCGCCCGTGCCCACGGTGAACCAGCGTTCGAAGCCCGTCAGCGGATCCGGATTGCTGAGCGCGCGCTGGCCCACCTGCCCCAGCAGCGGCCACGGCGGCCGCGCTTCCCGGTTGCGGCCCTGCTGGCTGTAGCGCGGCGCGTCTTCCTGGCCCCAGGCGTCGGTGTACCACTCGTCGCTGTGCCAGCTTGCCGTGATCTTGCACGTCTCAAAGTTCGCCGCGGGCTGGATGCGCTGGATGCGCACCAGCTGGTCCGCCACGCCCAGCGGCGCGTAGCTTAGCGCGCACAGCGCGCCCGCCTGCAGATGCACGGCCCGGAACGTGCTCTCGAACTCGAAAATCAGCGTGCCGCCCGCATCGCCCGCCGGATAGTTGCGCGGGTTCCCCCGCAGCGTTTCCGCGAAGTAGGTGCCAATCAGCCGCCGCCCATGGTCGAAGCTGCTGATGCCATCGGGCGCGAAGCTGCCGGCCACTTCCTGGTTGCTGTTGCGCGTGAGCGCGTCCGTCTCGACAACCGTCAGCGAATCCTGCGCGAAGTTGTTCTGCCGGTCCTGGTAAGTGACCGAGATGCGGTTGGGCGAATCGCTGTTCGCGCGCTGGCTGACGCGCATCGTGCTGCGTCCCCCGCGCCGGATGATGTTCGATTCATCGAAACGGTAGGCCACATAGCCGTTCGCCGCCGTGCCGTCCGCCAGCTTGCTGCCCAGGGGCGTCGCATCGTTCGAGCCCGCCACCGCCGCGGGCTGTTGCCCGGCCAGCGTCTGCTTCACCAGCAATTTCAGTTTGCCGCCGGCGTCGGAATTCGGCACCAGCATCATGCGGCCGCAGTTGCGCATCGCGCGGATCAATTCCGCCGCCGTCTTGCGCTGGCGCAGCACGAAGCTGGCAAGAAACCGGGCGTGCTGTTTGCTGTTGCCGTGCTGGTCTTTGTACGTCACCAGTTGCCCGCAGATCTGCGCCGCCTTGCGGAAGCTGGGGATGTCCAGATCGGCGTAGTCCCAGCCCGCCCACACCAGCGCGTCCATGATCTGCCAGGCCGGATACAGCGAGTGCTCCGGCCACTCGTCGGCGTGCGCGCCGGCGTCGCTGGTGTAGATCCGCAGCTTCGGCCCGGTCATCAGGACGCGGACCCGCGGGATCTGCTGCGAATCGACAAGCTGCCGGTAGACCACGATGGCGATGGTCATCAGGCTGCCGTAGGGGTCGCCCGTCGGGTCCCCGTTTTTGTCCGTCCAGCCGGGCAGCAGGTTGGCCGCGCCGTCGCGCGTCCCGCGCGCAACCACGTCCCACATGAACAGCGGGTCCGTGGCGAACGTGGACGAAGGCACCTCGACGTCGTTCACGATCACGCGGCTGATGTAGCCTTCGCCGTAGCAGCAGATCGCTTCGAAGCGCGTCGAGTTCGGGTCGCCCACAATGTTCGCGATCACCGGCTCCACCCAGCCCTCGCCGTAGACCATCGGCACCGGATCGTTGTACTTGACCTCGTTTGGCGAGTTCAGCCCCTCTTCGAACTTGCCGCTGGCGTAGGCCCGCCCCCGCCACGATCGCGGCGGGTCCCACTGCACCCCGCCAAAGCGCCCCGTGATGCGCACCAGGCTGTCCTTCGCGTACATGCCGCGCGCCTGGCATTGCTCCTTGCTGTAGTTGCAACTGGTGAAGGGCACGCCGGCGTTCAGGTTGCCCCGCGCGGCCGCCGTGCCGCCGGGCGCGTCCGCGTCGGTCACGTCCGGCGAATAACCGCATTCCCAGAACCAGCTATCCTCATCCAGCGCCCCCGCCACCCGCTGCGCCTTCGTCGTGGGGAACACCCACGGGCAGCGCTTCTGGACCCGCACCGGCGGCAGCGTCACCGCCTGCATGTTCAGCAGGCTGGTGGCCGTCACCGTCAGTTGCGTCTCGTCCATTTGCGGGGCGCTGCAAATGCCCAGAAACTTCGTCACCGAATCGCTGCTGAAATCGTCCGCGCCCGCGTTCCAGAACACAAAGGTCAGCGCCAGCTTCGCGCCCTTGAAGCCCTTCGGCTTTTCGTAGTTCGTCCACAGATGCTGGTCGCCATCGTTCAGCGCCAGGGTCACCTGCGGCGCCACGTCCACGCCGCCATCGCTGAGGGCCTGCACGGCGGCGATGTCCTGGTTCAGGATGCGCGGCAGATAGTCGTTGCCGCCGTACTGGAAGCCGCCGTCCGCCGTCCGCAAGCCGTGCGTCGAAAGGCGCAGCACCGTGCCATCCGTAAACGTGAAGGTGGCCAGCAGCAGGGGCTGGAATGCCAGCGCCTGTTCCTTGGCCGAATGGATCGTTCCTACCGGCATTTATTTATACTCGACAATTGGCACCGAAACTGAATGTTGGTTGGGGCCAAGCGTCCGGATCTGCAGCGCGTCCGTATCGAAACGGCACTTCGTGCGCAGCGCCCAGTTGGCCGGCGAACGCTGGTATGCGCCCGCGCCCGGCATCGGCGCGCACTGCGCCCCGAACAATTCCAGCGTGCTGGCGTTCCAGGTGCCGAAGCCGCCGATCAGCATCCGGATGGCGCTGGCGGAAGACAGCAAATGCGCGTGCCGGATCCGCACCCACGTGTTCGCCGGCAGTTCCGCCGTCTTCGCCGCAAGCACCGTGAAGCCCGCGTCCACGAAGCCGATCGATAGCGATGCGGGCGACGAGCTGCGCGCCCACACGCTGGCGCACAGCACGAAGCCCGCCGCGCCGCCCCCCGGCAGCACGCTGGCGGCCAGCATCCCGTTCGCGCCCGTAGCCGCGCAGGCCATCGCCCGCGTCCCCCCAAACGGATCGGTGACCGCCGCCCCCGGCGTCACATCGTACTTTTCCCACGCCGCCGGCGCGAAGTCGTCGCTGAACTGCGCCAGGTTCCCGCCGGGATCCAGGAACGTGAATTCGCCAAACCGCCCGCCCATCGAAGCGAAGAACGCCTCGAGCGTGGCCAGTTCCGCATCGGTCAGGTGCTGGTAGTTCAGCGTCCAGCGCCCCAGCGGATTCGCCCGCCAGCTTCGCGCGAAGCGCCGCCCCGTGGCCTGGTCTTCGTAGCTGGTCAGCGCCGCCTGGGCGCACTGGTAGGGGCGCTGCACGGTCAGGCCGCCCGCGATCAATTGGGGATAGTAGGGCATCGGAAAGTTTTTGGAAATAGCGGTCTACGCCGGGCGCGCCTGCCGCACGCGCAGGCTGACACTGAAGCGGTTCGGCTTCGTCTCCGTCCACGCGACCTCGTCCTGGTCGAAGCACAGGTTCGCGTACAGCGTCCCGCCCAGCGTCAGGTCCCAGGTGGAATCGAACGCGCCCTTCATCGAGCGGAAGAATTCCTGGACGTTCGCCAGATCGTAGCCGTCGATGTGGCGGAACTCCAGCGTGAACCCGGCCAGCGGGCCGTGCGCCTTCCAGCGCTGCTCGGAATCGTCGCAGAACTGCGCCACGCCGGTGCCGAAGCGGGTTTCGCGCTGGCCGCCGTACATGGTGACGGCGCCGCTGCGCAGGGCGGGGAAGCTGGCCATGCGGATCTCTCAGACTGTCCAGGGAACAAACCGGGCGGGGCGGGAAGACGATAGCCACACCGCGGTGTGGCTATCCAGAATCACAGCAAGAACATACGCCAGAGGAGAGGCGAAATCCAAAACCCTCACGATCATGCCATGCGCCCGCGCCGCTGTCAACAAGCTAGTGAACGAACACCAGCCCGCGCATCGAATCGGCCACGTCGTGCCCGCCCTGCAGCGCCGCTTTCACCGCGTCGCCGATGTCCTGCGCGCGCTCCAGAAAGCCCTTCGCGTCCATCGCCTGCACGTTCACCGTCACCGGCTGCACCACGCGCACTTCGCCGCGGCGGTTGTAATCCAGATCCCGCCCGTATTGGTCCGTGAACCGGTCCACGCCCAGCGTGTCCGTGTAGCGGCCGCGCTCCAGCGTGCGCCCGATCTCTTCCGCGCGCTGCTTCTTCGCGTCCGGGAACAGCCCCGTCACCAGCCCGGCCACCAGCGCGGCCGCCTGCACGAACGGCTGCTGCGGGCCGGGGATCGCCGAAGCCACGCCCAGGCCGCTGGCGATCGCCGTGGTCGCGCCGCGCGCGCCGCCCTGCTTCAGGCCCGACAGGATGCCCGCCGTGCCGCCCGCCACGATCGCGCCCGAAGCGGCGATGTTGGCCACGCGCGCGCCGGTGGAAGTCAGTCCCAAGGCTGAAGCGCTGGTTGCCGTGCCATCACCGGTGGCGATCGAATAATCGCCGCCCTGAAAGCCGCGAAACAGTCCGGCCGTCAGCGGGCTGGCCAGGCCCGCGAAGATCCCGCTTAACTTGCCGCTTCCGCCGCCCGTGCCGGTTCCGCGCAGGCCGGGAATGCCCAGCGAAAGCAGGTCGCCGCCACCAGATCCCGTCAAACCCTGGATTTGCCCAGCCAGCCCGCCGCCCGCCGCCACGGCCGTGTTGCGCTCAAGCGCCAGCGTGTTGCGTTCCGTGGCCGTCGTGTTGGCCACGGTTGTGTTCCCGGCGTTCGCGGGATCGAAAATGGTTCCCGAGAGCAGCCCGCCCAGGCCGGAAGCCGCGCCCACGCGCCCCAGCGTGCCGCCGAGCTGCTGGAAGATCCCGGCGCTGGCGTTCACGAACAACTGCCGCTGCAGGATGTTCGCCTGCCCGCGGAAGAAATCGCGGATTCCACCGCCCCCGCGCTGCATCAGCGCGTCGTAGACTTCGCCGGCCGTGTTCTTGTAGTCCTGAAGCTGCTTGCGCTGCAGTTCCAGGATCGAAAGCACGCGCTCCTTCCGCGCCTGGTCGATCTGTTCGTCCAGCCGCGCGCGATCGCGCGTGATCTGGAATTCACGTTGCGCCGCGTCCTCGCGCAGCACGGCGATCTGTTCGATGGCCGCCAGTTCGCCGCCCGGCCCCGCCGTCAGCCGGGTGATCTGTTCCTGGAAGGCGCTGTACTGCCGAAGCGCCCGCAGGCGCCGCTCCTGGAACTGCGCCAGCGTGGCTTCGGTCCGCTGCGGGTCCACGTCCGCCGCAACTGGCAGCGTCGTTAATCCGCCGAACTGGAAGCCGGTGGTGGCCACGTCGATGGGGGTCGATACCGGCGCGTTCTTTCCGGTCTGCCGGCGAAGCGCGCCCTGCAGCGCCGTTGAGGCGGCCGCCTGTTCCGCGCCGGTCAGCGGCCCGTATTTCGCCACCAGCGCCTGCAGGCGATTCTCAGTGTCGACGATCAGTTTCGCGAGCGGATCCAGGCCGCGCTCATCCAGCGAATCGAGCAGCGCCTGGAGTTGCGGCCCCCGCGTGTCCACCGTCGTCCGCCCGCCCTTCGGCGGCTTCGGCGTCGGCACCGGTGCAAGCAGCCGCCCCTGCACATCCGTAAACGTCCGCGCGAGTTCCAGCGCGCCTGGCCCGAGGCCCGCTTGGTAGATCCCCAGCATTGCTCGCGAATCGTCCAACAGGGTGCCCGCCGTCGAGCGATAGGTATCCGCCGTGGGGACTGGTCCGCCGACACCCGCCGCCGCGGCGTTCCCTGCGGCCGTCGATGAGCGCGTGAGCACCGCAATCATCGGAATGATGATGGGCGCGATTTTGTCGGCCAGCGACTGTTTGAAGGTGTCCCATGCCAGGCTAAGCTTATCCATTTCTCTGCCGGCCTTCGCCAGGTTTTTCGTGACGTTGTCGTCGAGGCCGATGCCCAGTTCGGCGACGGTCGCATTCATCTCGGCATAGTGATCGAGCAACGGCTGCAACTGCTTCGCGCCATCCAGGCCAAGCAACTGCTGGGCGAGGGCGTACCGTTTGGTGGCATCGCCGACACCCGCCAGAGCCGTGATGGCGTCCCGCGCCACCGCGCCGTATTCGCGAGTCTCCCCGCGAGCGGTGTAAACGGCGACGCCCAACTCGCGCAGCACACCAATCACCTTCTTGCCCGCTCCGCTCGTATCTTCGAGCGCCGCGGCCACCCGTGCGGCCGCTGTCTCCAATCCATTTGTGCCTGTGCCGGCCAGGCGCGTTACCGCCTGCCAGCGTTCGGCCTCGGCAACGCCGATGCCCAGGCTTGCCGCCAGCCGTTCGGTTTGCTGCGCCGCGGCGCCGTACTGCGCCACCAGATCGATCGTCGCGGTTTTTACCGCGCTACCCAATGCTAGAAACCCCCCGGCGGCGATCGCCATCCCGGTGAATCCCCCCTGCAGCTTGCGCGTGGCGGCCGCCGGCGCTTCTAAGGAATCCGCCATGCGGTCATAGGCTTGGTTGATCCGGTCGATCTGTGTTTCCGATTTCCCGAGATCCGCAAGGGCAAACTTGCGCTGGATATCCAGTCTCGCCAGCGGAGACTGGCCGGCGACGGCCGCCCGGCGCTCCAGCGCCTGGATCGAGCGCTCAGTGGCTTCATTCAGCCGCTGTTGCTCTTGCGATGCCCGCCGGGCGCTCGCCACCAGCGAACCCACTCCCACGTCGTAGCGGGCCACCGAACTCTGCAACTGGCGGAAAACTGCTTCCTGCCGGGCCGCGGAATCGCTCACGCGTCGCATGCCAGCATCCACCTGCACAAGCGGCGCCTGCACAGACCGGGCTTCGTTGGCGACGCCGCGCATCGAGTCGACGACGGCGTCGAGCTGCTCCTTGCCCTGTGTGCCGACGCGGACCTTTAGTTCTACCGATTCAGGCATGCTTCACTCTCAATCGCGTGTTTCCCGCTCTGCTGCGTAGCGCGCGCTTTCCGTCCGCGCGCTTTCCAACTCGAGCAGATCGAATAAATCCACTTCCCGCGCTGGCCAGGCCGAAAGGTCCGGGCCCCACGCCGCCGCGCCCGCCGCTTCCTTCATCCGCTTCGCCCGCGCGAACTGCTCCACGCCCGCCCGCGTCGCCTCGTCGATCCGCGATACCGGGCACTCCGCGCTGGCAACGCCCTCAATCGTGTACAGCACCCCGCCCGCGCGCCCGCCGGCCGCACCATCCCGGTAATCCGCCATCCACACTTCCGGCTGCGCTACCCTTGCGCCGGGGAAGTGCTTGCGGCAGATGCGCCGTTCGTGGAATCGCTGCCGCTGGCAGGTGGCGCAATGGTATCGTTCGTTGGCCCAGCCACCGGTGCGCCAGAAGTGGTAGGCGATCCGAAATTTTCGCGTTCCGCCGGCGTCAGCGCGCTTTCCGCCACGATGGCCTCGGTGATCTCCCGCACCAGTTCCGGCGGCCCCGCCGCCCGCAGCAGCGCGCCGTCCGGATCCTGCCCGTCGACCGTCAGGCCCTCCACCCGCACGAAGCCCGCCCGGAAGTACTCCGGCTGGATCTCCGCTTCCTGGATCAGCGCCTGCCGTTCCTCGATCTCCGCCAGTCGCCGCCGCTCGCCTGGCGTCAATTCGCCCACCGTGATGGCGTCCAGCGGTTTCCCCGCCCGTTCGGCCAGCGCCGCGTGGAAGTCCTCGCGGTCTTGCGCCACGTCCCGCAGCCGCCCGAAGGCTTCCGCCAGCTTCCGCCGCAGATCCGCCCGCATCCCCTCACTCATGCGCCGGAACGTGAAGCGCGCGCCCGGCCACGCCCGCGATTCCTTCGCGATCGTCGATTCGTAGTTCAAGATATTCTCCATCCGAAGCGTCTTATACTGAAGGCAGGAATTCTTCCGATGCCTGAATCCGTCTGGAACGCCATCCCCATCGAAACCGGACGCGAAGCCGATGGCCGCTACTGGGCCGACGTTCCCGCGCTTCCCGGCGTGATGGCTTATGGCGCAACGCGGCACGCCGCCATCCAGGCCGTGCAATCCCTGGCCCTCCGCGTCGCCGCCGATCTGATCGATGCCGGCGAACCGCTGCCCACGCCGTTTGAACGCCTGTTCGCCCAGGCATGAGCGTCTGGCGCACCGTCAAGGCCCGGCGGCTCCTGGCCGCCTTGCAGCGCATCGGCTGGGCCGTCGCCTGGCAGCGCGGCTCCCACCGCCGCCTGATCCGGGACGGCTGGCCGAACTACACCTTCGCCTTCCACGATGCCGACGAAGTGGGGCCCGCCTTGCTGGCCCGGATCGCCAAGCAAACCGGCTTGCGACCGGAAGACCTCTAGCGCCCGCCCCCTAAATCACCGTCAGCGCCACTTCGTCCAGCGCGCCCGCCGCGCTGCCGGTGGCCCGGCCGCTGTAGCTGCGCACGAAGCGCCGCTGGCCGTCGTCCAGGGCCGGTTCGTCCAACTGCACACCAGTCAACTGAAACACCCAGACGTTGCCCGCGGCGGTGCCGGTCTGCAGCACCAGGTCCACCGGCGTCTTGGCCAGCGCGGCCGCGTACAGCGCTTTCGTCCCCGCGTCGTCGCGGTCATGCACGCTGAAGTTCACCGTCACCGCCCGCTCATCGCCCTCCGCCTCCTCCGGGTAGTAGCTGCCGAAGTTGTCCTTCACCAGATCGTTGCCCGTGGTCACCTGGATGCTGGCCTGGCGGATATTGCTGATCGTGGATCCGCCCAGCACCGCCCGGCCCGTGAACCCGGCAATCAAGCCGCCGTCCGCGGGCAAGCTGCCGGTGGGTTCGGACGGGAACGCGTTCAGCCCGCCCTTCTGAATCAGATCCGCGCCGGAAAACGTGTCCGAATCCAGCACCCAGACGCTTTCGCCGTTGGCCTGCCAGTCCGCCACGTCTTGCCCCAGGTTGAAGGTAGCCTGCGTGGCCACGCAGCCGAACGCGCAGCGCTGCTGCAAACTGGATGGCGTCCGGAAGCTGTACATCGCGAAGCTGGGGATCGCGTCCGCCAGCGCGTAGCGAACCGCCACCCGGCTGGACGTGCCGCCGCTGGTGAATGCGCCGCTCCCGCTGGATCCCAGCAGATCGTAAGTGCCGGCCGTGACGTTCGCCACCACCCACACGCCGTTCGCGGCCAAGTTGCCGCCCACGGCGCTCAAATAGACCACATCGCCGTTGGCGTAGCCGTGCGCGGTCTGGCTGACGACGATCGGGCTTGCGTTCGTGGCGTTCGTCACCGCGCCGCCGCCAGACAGAACGCTGGCGTTCTGCCCGAACAACGCCGTCAGGATCGGGTCCGCGGGCGGTACCGTGCCCGCCGTGCCGCTGCCCGCCAGGCTAAGGTCAATCGACCAGCTTCCGGACTTGCGGCCCAGCACCCCGCGCGTCGCGCTGCGCGTGCCCGTCTTGTCCGGCCGCGTCAGCAGCGCCGCCCGCGGATTCAGCCGCGCCTGCTTGAAGCGCAGGTAATTCGCCACCGCCACGCTGGCCACGCCGGCGGCGTTGGGAATCACCCGCGGATCGGTCTGCTTCTGAACGAAAATGCGCTCATTGCGCGAAAGTGAATATGCCATTGGATCTCTCCCCCTTAAACGTCCGCCGTGTCGACCTCAAAGGTCAGCCGCGCCGTGATGCCCTGCCGCCAGTGCTCCCCCGATTGCTCGAGCTGCGCCCGCGCCACCGTCAAATCGCCGTTGTAGACGAGCGGCTCGGTGTAGGCCGCCGCCCAGGCGTGATCCTGAAAAACCCGCACCAGCGCGTCTTCCACCGCGTCCGCCAGGTCCTCCGTGTTCGCCACGGCGTTGCCCTTGCGCCACGAAAGCCACACCTGGAAAATCACCTGCGCCTGCCCGCTGAAGGCCGCGTGCTTGGTCAGATTGCGGTTCTGCGCGATCGTCCCGTAGAGCATCGCGATCGGGTAACGGACGCTGGTGGAATTTTCCACCTGGTCCGGATGCACGAAGCCCTCGAAGAAGCGTTTGCCGGCAGCCGTGAAGTCGAGCGCGATCGCCTCCACGCCGTAGCCCGGCGCGACGGCTGCCATCGCGGCGTTGAATCCGTGCGCGGCGTCCGTCAGCCGCACCCGCACCGCGTCCCGCGCCGCTTTCGTGATTCGTGGCATCAGCTCCCCAATCGTTCCCGGCCGCGCGCGATGGCGCGGTCCAGAATCTCCCGGATCATCGTTTGCCGGTCCGCGGCGCTGGCATCCAGAAAGCGCCGCTTGGGCAACTTCGTCTTCGGATTCCCCTCATGATGCCCGCTGGCCCGCGCCGCCTCGCGGCCATAGAGCCCGATCGCGCCCTCCAGCCCCGAGCGCATTTTTACCGCCAGCGCCTGCAGCATGTGCGGCGCCCGCGGACCGGTCAGATCCACTGCCGTGCGCCCCATTCCGGCCTTGAATGCCGCGTAGCTTTCATACTTCACGGCGCCGCCGGGCGTTGTGCCGCCGTTCGGCGTCGTCTGGCGCGCGAAGCGCCGCGCCGCCGCCCCCAGCACCTTGAAGTATTCCGCGCGGAACGTGCTGCGCCCCGCCCAGATCGCCGTCAGCGCCCGCGCCCCCGGCAGGAAGCTGCGCCCCCGCTGCGTTGAAGGGTAGTAGTAGAAAGGCCCGTTTTGCGAGTAAGGCGCGAATGGCTTTTCCTCGAAGTCCACGCCCCGCGCCGTGCGCTCCAGGATGCGCGTCCGCTGGCTTTCGAGCGCGAACTCCACGTCCGATTCGTCGGGCAACACCCGCTCGAACACTTCCGTCACCAGGCGCACCGGGTCGCCCCCGCGGCTGGTCTGGAACTCCACCTGGATCGCCATCGTTTACTCCGCGCCCGCTTCCCGTTGCCACACCAGATACCGCCGCGGCGGACGCCGGAATTTCCGCGCGCTCACCGGGTACGCCGTCAGAATCGAATGCTTGCGCGTCCCCTTGCGCTCCGCGAACTTCACCGCCACCGCCAGCAGGTGCTGATCGTCCAGCTTCCGGTAAAAGATGCCCGACGCCGGGTCGCTGCGGTCGCGATAGACGAACTCCGGATCCAGCACCGCCTGCGTCACCTGCCGCGGGCCGAACACTTCCGCCCGCCCTTCGGCCTGGATGAAGTGGTCCAGGCGTTCCTGCGTCAGCACCACCGTGTGCTCCGGATTGCGCGGCGCGAACCGCTTCGCGATTTCCCGCGGCATCCGCCCCAGGCGCACCACGGCCCGCGGGTCCGCCGCCGCTTCCGCGGCCGCCCGCGCGTCCGCCTTCGCCGGGATCGCCAGCGCCAGAATCCACTGGTGCCGGCAGCGGTAGCCGCCGCCCGTCAGAAACGGGTTAGCCAACTGGCCGTTATCCATCCCCTCGATGTCTTCCCGGCTGTATGTGCGGCCTTTCGCTTGAGCCTCCAGTATTCCCCGGCAGAAGGGCCGGTTCAGCCGGTCGTCCGGGCCGTAATAGCCAAACCTCAGCGGCTGCGCCTTCGGCTGGCTGGCCTCGATCCGCGCGAAGCCCCGCCTGGCAATCGTCCGGTAGAACGTCGATTGCGCCGTGTCCGCGATCGTCGTCGCGTGCGCCATCGCCTGGCCGCTTTCCCGCGCGATCGCTTCCGCCAGATCCTCCGGCCGCAGGCCGCCTACGCTCAGCAGCGCCCGCTGCTTCAGAATTTCCGCCGCATTGCGCACGATCCCGTGCAGTGTGTCCGCCACAGACTCCTGCTGACCGGCGAAGAACGCCGTGTCCACCTTGCCGAATTCCGGCGGCGTCACGCCCAGCACCCGCAGCGTCTCGGCGAAGAATGCGAACTGGTTGCCGAAGCTGCCAACCAGTTCCAGCACCAGCTCGTCGTAGCCCGCCCGCTGCATCGCCAACTTGAACGTCGATTCGATCTTGCGCAGCACCCGCTGGTTCGCCGCCGTCGCCGCGATGCGCCCGTCCGTCACCGTCAGCCGCTTGGTCAGCTCCGCCAGCGTGCGCATCTGCGCCTGGGTTATCACCCCGCGCATCTCGCGTTCGAACCACGCCACCGTCGAATCGATGGCCAGGTTCTGCCGCCGCGTGACCGCGTCCAGCGCTTCGTTCCCGGTGTCGGCCATCGCTTACGCCGCGTCTCCCAAACCTTGCACCACGTCCGCAACCGCGCGGATGTTTCCCGCCAACTGCCCGGCCAAATCCGCTGGCATGGCCATCCCGTGCGCGCGAATCAGCCCCGCCGCGCCGTCAAGCTGCGTAGCGGCCTCGGCCACGCGCGGGATCCGGACCACCGCCCCGGCCACTTCGCGCAGATTCGCGGCGATGGCGGCCGCGCCGTCCGCGGTTAGCGCCGCGCCTTCCGCGCGCAGGACGGCGGCGGTGGCTTCCAACTGTTCCGCCGCGTCTTCCGGCGTGCGCGGCGTCCGATTGCCGTCCGTCATCGCTATCCCCTTTGCAGCACGTTCTGGAACGTGCAGTTCGTGTCCGGCGTCTGGCCCGGATCCAGCGCCGCGCCCGCAAGCGCCGGCGTGCCCGCCAGGGTGTGCGCCGCCGTGCCCACCGGCACCGGGCTGGCGTTCTGCAGGCACAAAGGTCCGTCCGCCGTGCCCACGTAGACATTCCAGCCGGTGGCCGCCAGCGTCCGAAACGCCCCATCGGCTGGGGTCCGCGCCGCCGGCGCGCCGTTCGGCGGCCGCAGACCGTCGATCGACACCCGCAGCAGCTCGTTCGCCGGCAGCGTGTACGCCAGCACCCTGCTTGGGCCGCTTTCCGCGTTGCCCTTGGCCAGGGGACTTTGGTACCGGCTGCCGTCCACCCATGTGATCGCCACCGTGTAGGTCGTTTCCGGATCGCCGCCGCCCGCCACGCCCGTTACGTTCGTGCCGTCAAAGCTGCCCGCGTCCCACTCGTGCAGCGCGCCGGGGCAGGGAAGCGGTTCCATCACCACCGGCAGCCCGCGACGCCATAGCGCCTTCCAGTGCTGCTTCGCGTCCGCGGCGTATTGCGCCATCTTTAGCGCGTGCCGGTCGTTCACCGTGCGGTTCGTCGCCGCGCGGTAGAACAGCACCAGCGCGCGGTACAGCATCCAGCGCTGCAGCGCCGAGAGCTTGCGCGCGTAGGCGTCCGTGGCCACGATCTGCGTCAGGTAGACGCGCGACCGCGTGCCGCCCATCCCGCCCCGCGGGCCGCCGCCCGTGAACGCCAGTTCCCCGCCGAAGGCCTCCATCCGCCCCAGCACTTCGTTCGCGCATTCGTCCCACGCCTGGCGCAGGATGCCGCCGGCGCCTTCCAGCACCAGTTCCTCCGCCGCGGCCACATCGGACACTTCGGAATCGAGCGCCGTCAGGTCCGCCGCGCCCAGCAGATCGTCATCGGTGAACAGCATCGGTTTGCCCCGCGAAAAATCGGGCGCGCGCCGCCATGGCGCGCGCCCATCAGGAGTGGCTGACGAATGCCCGCCGCGTTCGCGGCGGGATGCCCAAAACTCGCTATCGCTTCGTCTTCGTCTCGGCCGCCGGCGGGCTGGGCGTCAGCACCGCCAGCGTGCGCCGCCGCAGTTCCGCCGCCTTGTATTCCTCGCGCAGCGCGTCTTCCGCCGCGCGATACGCCTTCCCCTCGTCGTCCGTGGCCAGTCGGTGCGTCTTCTTCACCAGAAGCTGCGCCGCGTCCTCCCGTGACACCTGGCACACGCTGCCGCCCCGCGCGCCGCTGACTTCATCGGCGATCGAGCACACGAACACCCACGGCTCCGTGATCCGTTCGCGTTCCGCCCGCACCGCGGCCCAGTATTTCTGCATGTTGAAAGTGCTCATTGTTCCTTCCCGTCACCCGCTTGCAGGGCAGGCGGGCCGCGCTGGGCGGCCCCCTTTCCGCGCCATCCGCCTAGCTGCGCACCTGCACGCCGAAGTTATTGCGCATCGCGCCCTTGCCGTAGAGCACGTCCACAGTGAACTGCTGCGCAAGCGTGTCCGGCTGGTACGACATCACCACCCGCATGCCGAAGCTCCCGGCCTCGGCATACTCGGCAATCGCCCCCGTGCCCGGCAACGGACGCGGCAGCCGCCGCATCACCAGGCCGATGGCGTCACGCGAGAAGGCGATGTTGTTCGTGGTCACCGGCGCGGCGCCGGTCTTCTTCACGAACTGGCTGCGGAAGACGAAGAAATCCTTCGTCCGTCCAATCGTGCCATCCACCAGCGCCCGCACGCCCGCTTCCCCGGCGCTGTTGAATTCGCTGAAGCGGGGCAACTGCCGCATGGTGCTGTAGGTGCCCGAATCCACCACCAGGTATTTCTGCGCGCCGGCCGGCACCTTCGCGTTGAACAGGGCCGTTTCCGCCGAATCGATCACGGCCTCGGTGATGGCCGTTCCGCCCGTGCCCACGGGCGTATTCGCGGTGAACTGGGCATAGAGCGAGAGAAGATCGCCTTCGATCTTTTCCGCAATCGCGGCGATCGCGGGCTGCATGTAAAGCTGCATCAGGTCCGGCACCGCCAGCACCTTGGTCACGTCCGGAATCTGGAAGCTGGCTTCCACGTGCGTGTCCAGCACGATCTGCGCGTTTCCGGCGTTCGGGTTCTGCGTGGCGACGCTGCCGCCTTCGGCGATGTTGTTCGCCGTCATCACCGGCGGAACGGGCACGTTCACCGTATCGCCGCTGTTGGCCAGCACGGGCTCAAAGTCCCGGTTCACCAGGTTGCCCATCACCAGGTTCCCCATCAATGCCGGCAGCGCGTCCGCGGCTACCAGCTTCACAATCGCGTTGGCCAGGTTGGCCGAAGTAATCGTTGGCATCTATCCCTTCTCCCTCTTCCTTCAGAACGTTTCACGCCGCCGTCAGGCCGCCTGGCCCAGCCGCGCGATTTCCGCCAGCACCCGCGCGCGGTCCTCCGCCTTCATCCCCACCTTGATGTCGTCCAGATCCAGCGGCGGCAACCGCTTCTGTCCGGAATTCATGGCCCCGCTGCCGCCCACGTCCTTCGGCTTCAGCAAGTAGTCGTGGGTTTCGTCCAGCGCCTTGGCGATGTACTGGTCGTAGGGCGTCGTTTTGTCCGGCCCGTACAGGGCGCCGTCCTCGCCCCGCACCACATCGCCGCCGAAGATCCGCAGCGCGCTGTCCCGCGCGGCGTCGCTGGCGAAATGAAAATCGCCCAGCTTCGCGCGAATCGCCGAAGTCCGTTCGCGTTCCTCGGCCGCCTTCACCGCGTCCAGCCGCGCCCGTTCGCTGGCCTCCAGCTTCGCCTGCAGCTCCCGCATCTGCCCCTGCAGCGAGGCCAGCGCCGGATCCCCCGGCTTTCCCTCCCCCGCGGGTTCCGGCTTCGGTTCCGGCTTCGGTTCCGGTTTGGGTTCCGGCTTCGGTTCCGCCAGCTTAATCGTCTTCCCGAACTCCGTGAACTGCGCCTTCATCAGGTTGCCCACGTCCGCCAGCAATTCGCCGCGAAACTTCGCCGGATCGAATCCGCCGCTGTCGCCGCCGCCCGCCTGTGGCTCCTTATCGCGCAGCGCGCGTTCCCATGGCTTGATGAACATTTGCTATTCCCCTTCGTCCGCGGCACCCGCGCCGCCGTTGTCTTCCAGTTCCGCCGCCAGACCGTCGCGGAACCGCGCCGCCCGCCGGTCGCGCTGCGCCGCCTCCCGTGCCGCGCGCGCCGGGGACGCGTCGATTTCCGCGTCAATCGCCGTCAGCGTGTCCGGGTCCGCCTTGCCCACGTACTGCCGCGCGATGCGCTTCAGCACCGTCCTTTCAAACGTCCCGCTGGGCACATCCAGTTCCAGCGCCGCCTGCGCCGTGCCGATCTCCGCCATCTCATCGCCCTCGTCAAAATGCAGGCCCCGGATGCTGACCGCGATATCCCGCTTCCCGCGCACCGCCAGCGCGTCGGCCAGAATGCCGCCCGCCGCGTTCCGCAGAAGGTCACCGTAGCCGTTCAGCACGTCCCGGCTGGGCGCCATGTCCATTTCCTTGCTGTAGCCGCTGTTGGCCGAGGCCTGCGCGCTCGAATCCCGCCCCTGCGCCTGCAGGTACATCTGCCGGTAGATCTCCTCGCGCAGGCTGGCCACCCGCGCCGCGGCGTGCGCGAAACTGCTGCCGCTGGGTTCCGACCAGCCGAAGGTCCCGTTCGCCTCCAGCTTGATGTAACCGGTCTCGCTGATCTTCGGGTCTTCCGCGAAATCGCCCGTCACCACCGGCACGGCCAGATTTGCCATCAGCAGCGCCCACTTCAGCCCGTTGTCCGCGTTGAAGTGGTCCCGCGCCTGCGGATACACCCGGTAGCCCAGCCACAGGTGGGCCGGCACCGCGATCCGGTGAATCGGCACCCGCCCCTGGTCCGCCAGCGCGTGCCGGCCCGCCGCAACTTCGGCGGCCGTCCGCGTGTCTTCGCCGTCCGCCGCGTCCGCCGCGGCTTCATAAATCCGGTATTCCGTCCGGTCGAAATAGTGCCAGCGCCGCATCTGTTGCCGCGCCGTCCCGAAGCCGCCGCGCCAAAACGCGGTGCTAATCACCACCCACTCGAAGTTGCCTTGCGCGTCCGTTTCCCAGTTCGTCACCTGGTCGGCCCTGAACGTCACCAGGTAGGGGTCCAGCGCGCCCATCTCCTTCTGCGCCCGGAAGGTCTGCGCCAGCGGCGTCGCCGGCAGGTCCAGCAGCACGAAGGCGCTGCCGTCGCGCACCGCCAGGCTGAACCACTCCGCCATGGCCGCCGCGAAGGGTTTCCCGCGGCGGTCGCAGTTTTTCAGGAACGCCAGCAGGAACTCGTCCTGCACCGCCGCATCGCCGCGGCGCGCGTAGAATTGCGGCTCCGCGCTGAACAGCTTCGATTCGTACCAGCCCAGCGCCGCGCCCAGGATGTTCTGGTAGGTGGCCCCGGCGCAGCGCGCATCGTAGACCCGCTGCGCCTCCGCCGGCCGCCGCTCCAGGAACAGCGCGGCGTTGTCCACGATCGCCTTCCCCCCGCGATACAGCAGATCCAGTTGGGTCCAGAAGTCGCGCAATTCCGACCAATCCGGATGCTTTTCCGAAAGCTGTTTCACCGTCACCGGCATGGATGTCCCTACTTTCCGTGCGGCAGCGTCTGCCACAGCAGCACCAGCAGCGTGCCCACGCTGGAAGCCAGCACGCCCATCATCCAGTTGCGCAGGCTGCTAAGGGTTTCCTCGTGTTTCGCCATCCGCTCCAGCAGGTGCAGGATCGTCGCCGCCTGCCCGGCCAGTGTCGTTTGCAGGTCCGCCACGCGCTCCGCTTGCGTCCTCACAGTGCCTCCCACGGCCATGGATTTGCCTCCCCCATCACCTGCATCTGGCGTCCGCCGCGCGCACGAAAATACTCCCCGGCCGGAAACAACGCGTGGGGCTTCGTTTCCGCGAAGGCCCAGCCCAGCGTGCGTTCGACCGCATAGACCGTGTGGAAGAACTTTCCGCGGTTCACCGGCAGGCGCCCCCTGCAATCCGGCCATTCCAGCCCGTGCAGCAGGTGCAGGCTGAACACCCGGTGCTCCAGATGCGTCAGCGCGCGGCGCGCGATCAGCTCGAAATCGGCCGCGTATTCCTGCTGCGGCATGCTGAACCCGGCGGTTGTCCGCCCTTTGGCGTCGATCATGCCCGTGTAACGCGCCTGCCATACCCCGCTGCGCGCCGTGGACGCGCGGTACGCCGAAAGGCACGAACGGAAAATGCGGCGATAGACGCATGCGCACGGCCGCCGCAGGCCCTTCACGCCGGTCACCTGCCCGGTGGCCCGGCACAATGCGCAGCGCGGGTGCGACAGCGTGGCCAACTGCCCTTCGGGCCACGCGTGCGCCCCCGGCACGGGCAAGCCGCGTCCCGGCGCATCGTTTTCCCCGGCGCGCGGCACAATGCGCAGCCGCGCCGGAATCAGACCCTCCGGGCCCCGCGTAAGCGGTTCCACGGGCGCCGTTCGAATCGGGATCTGTATCGCTGCCGCCATTCAAATAATCACGTCCCCCCGCGGACCGGCCTGTGAAGACCGTTCGCGCCACACCAGATAGCCCAGCGCGTCGCTGACGTGCGTCCGCCTGGGGTCCGTCTTCGCGATCTCCCCCACCGCGTTGCCCGCGGCATCACGCCGCCACGCCACCTGCTCCAGGTCCGCCGTCAGTTCCTTGCAGCGCGGATCGATCAGCAGCCGCCGCCGCCCGTCCGCGGACCGCAGCGCGCTGCATACTTCCGTCACCCGCTCCCGCACCGGCGGGTTCGCCGGCGGAATCCGGAACGAAGCGCGAAGCGGCGTTTCGCGCCGCAGAAACTCCTTCACGATCTGCCAGTCGCTCTTCAGCGAACTGGTCCGCCGCGCCGCCCCGCTGGCATCGCCGTACACCTGGATCGACGTCAGGCCGCGTTCGCAAAGGCGCGCCCCTTCGATCCGCTCCCACAGCGCCCGGCACGCCTGATCCGTGCGGCAATCCGGCAACACCAGCTCGTCGATCACATGGATTTCCGTCACGCGCCGGCCCATCAGCGCCTCTTCGCGCGTCGTGACGTCTTTCACCTGCGCCAGCACGCTGCACATCGGGTCGATGTTGAAGTCCAGCGCCCAGCACAGCGGCAGCGCCGGGTCGAACTCCAGCGGCCGCAGGCTGTCCTTCCGGTCGAACGTGTAGTAGACCTGGCCGGCAAACTGCGGCAGGTATTCCCCCAGCACTTCCTGCCGGTAGAAGCGTTCGTCGTAGCTGGCCTTCAGCCGGTCGTAAAAGTCCGCCGGCAGCCACTTGTTTTCGCCCGGCCGCGCGAAAATCGCCTGGTAGCCCGCCACGCGCTCCGGACCCACGAAGCGGTTGTAGACCCAATCGAAGCCCTTCGGCGTCCAGACGGCGAAGCCGCACAGTTCCCGCGCCCGCGGCTCCCGCAGCCGCGCTTCCAGCCGCCGCCACGCGTCTTCTTTCGAGTACGTCAGTTCGTCGCATCCGAACCACGCCAGATTCGTGCCCACCAGCCGCTCGGGCTGGTCAAGCGAGCGGAAGATGATCTCCGCCCCCGGCTCGTGCAGCCGAACCGTGTTGGCCGCCTTCTCAAAGTGGTGCGGAATCTGGTTCGCCTCGCAGAGTTCCAGAAACGCGCGCCGCGTCACGTCCGCCAGCATGCGATAGGTGGCGGCGCCGATCAGCCCAAGGCATCCGCAGTTCGTGTAGGCCAGCCGCAGCGCCTGCTGGGCGAATGCCGCCGTCTTGCCGGAACCCACTGGGCCGCTGAAGCCGCGAAAGCGCGATTCCAGCAGATGGAAGCGCGCCTGGCTGGGCAGCGGCCCATACGCTACTTCCCTGCGCCATCCGGATCCGCCATCGGGTCCGCCGCCACCGGCGCGTCCGGATCCGCGGGCCTTACCCACTCAAACACCCCGCGCGCCGCCGGGCCGCCGCCGCCGCCGCCGTCATCCGTTTCGCGCGCCGCCGGACGCACCCCGTTGATAGCCTGCGCCGCGGTATCGTTCGCTTCCTTCGCCAGCCGGGCATAGCCGCTTAGGCTGCCCAGGCCCTTGATCTTCGTCTTGATCGCGACGATCTTTCCGTCCGGGCCGGGCGCGTCCTTTTCCTGCACCACATCCGTCAGCGGGTGCTTGTCCGCCTTGTCCAGCAGCGCCTCGATCTTCGCCACGCGCAGTTCCAGCCGGTCTTGATTCTTCAGCTCGTAATCCGCCCGCCGTTCTTCCAGCCGCCGCAGCGCGTCTTCGCGCGCCGCCCGCCGCAGCGCCTCCAGGTGGCCGTCGTAGGCCGCCGCCCGCGCCACCCATTCGTGGCCGCTGGACCATTCGGCCCAGTAGCCCGCCGCCTTCGCCGGATCGCCGGACCCGCCCTGCGCGCGCCGCCATTCGCCGTAGGCCAGATTCAGCGATCGCGCCGCGCCCAGATCCCGGTACACGCAGAACGCCGCATACGCCCGCGCGCTTTCCCCCGTCCGCCGTTCCCAGTCCAACGCCACATGCTTCGCCCGTGCCTTGTTCAATCGCCCGCTTCAACTGATTGGAGCGTGGGGGTCGGAATCAAACCGCCCTGTCCTTCGTGGACCGAAGGCGCATCGTCAGTGTTGCTTCCCACGCGTGTTTTGCCGCGGTGCATCGCCGCGCCGCGCTTCCCGATTTCATCGAACGGGATCAGCGGCACCGTCAGCCGCCCGCGCGCTGACGGGTCCAGGAAATACAAATATCGAAGCTGAAACCCGTCCAACGGCCGGAACCCGGCTTCCCGGTAGCCTTTCATGGAAGCGCCGCCATTCGAAAGGGCAGTGTGCCCATCCTTGGTCAGCGTCGTTTTCGAAACGATCCGTTGCGCCTGCGCGTGCTTCCGCGTGTGCCCGTCCACGTTGCGCAGCGCATGATCGCTGAATTGTTCGCCGCCTGGCGCCGCCCAAATGGAAGTGTTCTTCCGGATCCCGGTAAGCACGAACCCGCTGGCCCGGTATATCGTCCCATCGCCACACTGCGTGCCGTCCGCGAAGCTGACCACCCACTGAAGATGCGGGTAGTGCTTCCGCAGCAGCCGCATCGCCACCCCCAGCGCCCGGCTTTCGCTGTTGCGCGGAAGCGCTTCGCTGAACGCCATGCGGTTCAGTTCGATGAAGTCATTCCAGCCCGTCCCGGCCACCAAACCTTGCAGCTTCCGTTTGTCCAGCGAAGGCCCGAACTGCATCGCCCCTTCCAGGCGCCCATCCAGGAACACGCCCAGATGCAACTGGCTGTTCTGCACCACCTTGCCGCTGTAATGCACCCGCTTCACCAGAGCATTGGCGGCCCCCGCCGTTACCGGCGTCACGCGAAGGTCTTTAGCGTTCCCCATGCGTTGCCACCCAGGCCTCGCAGATCCGCGCCAGGGCATTGCCGTTGCCGTTCGCGTTCAGCGGCGTGTCACAGCCCAGGTCCTTCGCGATTTCCAGCGCCCGCTTCACCGCATCCGCCTGCTGATCGTGCAGCGTGAAGGTCATTTGCTGGAATGGCGGCTTTTCACCCGTGGGCAACGCGGGAAACTGTGCTTCTTCCGGCGCGCCGCCCAGTGCCGCGTCGCCCAAGCCCCGCACCAGCGCATCCAGGTCCGCCGGCGTCCAGCCCGTGCCGTCCAAACCGTCGTCCGCCGCGCGGATCTCATCCAGCACCCGCGCCAGCGCCTCCTCGTCGTAACCGGCCACGTCGTTCGTCCGGTTGTCCACCAGCAGAATCCGCCGCGCTTCCTCGTCCGAGCAATCGAGCCACACCACGGGCACCTGACCCAAGCCCTCGCGCTTGGCGGCCTCCCAGCGGTGGTTGCCCGCCAGAATGTAGCCCGTCGCCCGCTGCGCCACCACCGCGCCGTAGAAGCCGTTCGCCTGCACGCTGCGCGCGATCGCGTCCACATCGCCCCGCCGCGGGTTCGCCGGGTGCGGACGCAGATCCGCGATCGCCGCGATGGCGTATTGCTGGTTCCGCAGTTCCGCCATCGTTAGCTGCCCTGGAACACGCCCAGCCGGTTGAACATGGCCACCACGCGGGTGATGATCCCCGCCACCAGCCGCGTCACGCTTTCGCGCGAGAAATCCTCTTTCCCCGCATCGGCCAGCGATGCGTAGGCGTCTTCCACCACGCCGGTCACCAGCGCCAGCTTGTCCGCGCCCGCCTTCGGCAGCGCGACATTCGCCTCCACGGCCTTCACCGCGCCCAGAATGGCCGGCAGCAATTGCAGGCCCAGCACAAAATACTTCATGCGTTCCCCTTCCTTTCGTTTTGAACACCCTCACTGAATCCGCCGCCAGGCCGCGCCGTCATACCAGATCGGCGTCAGCGCGCCCGCCGGCGCATCGCCCACCGCCAGGTCCGTCAGCCCGTCGCGCCGCTTCAGCGCTTTCGCGCCCAGCGCGCCGACGTTCAGCGTTGCCGCGCCCGTCACCGCCACCGAAGGCGTCCAGTGCAGCACCATCCCGCGCGTGTAGCCCGTCAGCGCCGGTGCCAGCGCGCATTCGTGTGCGCCCGCCGCGGCTTCCGTGCTTTCGCAGAGCAGCGCCGCGCCGCTTTGCAGGCTTGCCTTCGTGGGAATCGTGGCCGTGTTGACGGCATATTCCACCGACACCTGCGATCCCGTATCGGCAAGGATCGTCACCAGTCCCGCGCCCGCTTTGAAGTTCAGGCCGGTCCGCGTGCCCACCAGCGCGCCATCGCCGCGCACGGCGACGTTCGCTTCCCCGCCGCTGCCCTGCGCCGCCCACTGGTTCGGGGCGAAGCACACGCAGATATTGCTTCCGGGCGTGGCCGAAGTCAGGAAGAAAAGCTCGTTCACCGTGCAGGTGGCCGGCAGCGTTGCGCCCATGCGCAGCGGCGCCGCGAAGGGCGGCTGCAGAAATTCGTAGTTCTTCGCCTGCCGGGCGATATCCAGCTTGGTCTGCGCGGCCGCCGGAAGGCACGCCAGCAGCGCAAGCGTCCACAAAGTTCGCATCTACAGAACCTCATCCAGGCGCGTGATGCGCCGTTCCCGGAACCGCCGAAGAAGCGCCGCCAGGATGCGCCCGTGCATCCGATGCACCGCGGCTTCGGACACCTGCCAGCGCGCGGCGATCGCGGCGAACGTCATTTCGTCCCGGTAGCGCCAGTCCAGCAACTGCCGGTGCCGTGCGGGCAGCCCCGCGCGGCATCGTGCCAGCAAACCCGCCGCTTCCGCGGCCGCGCACGCCTCAAAAGGCGAAGGGCCGTCGTCGGCCAGCCCCCGCGCGTCTATGCAGCCCGGCAATCGTCCACAACTTTCGTGAAGATACTGCGCGCCGATTCGCGCAGGAATTCAAGGTGCCAGCAGCCCCGCGGGTTCTGGGCGGTTTCGCGCCGGTGCGGCGCGCCGAAGCCCGCCCTGCGCACCGGGAAGAAGCGGCGTTCCATCGCGGGCTCCGTCCGCCGAAAGCGCAGCGCCCGGATCTTGCGGCGCGTCCCCAGGATCTCCACCGCGCCCGCCCCGATCAGTTCCCGCGCCCGCCCGATGTCCACCCATTCCAGCGTTTCGCCCGCGTGGTCCTTGATCGGCACACGGCCCTTCGGCGCGTCAATCGCGATCGGTGGATGCAACTTGGGCTGGGCTGGTAACCGGGAGTCGGATTCCCCTTGCGGGGCCGCCAGGCGGCGGTTTAGAGACGGCCTTCGAGCCCGTCTAGGCGCTTTCCACGGAGGGCGCCGCCCCGCGCACGGGGCAGAAGTCTGTACAAGTGTACCGGCGTCGCGGCCGGAACTTAACCCTGCGCGTCACTTTTTCCCGCGTCCCAGCCGCTCTCCTTTCCGGACGGCGCGAAGCCGTCGCGGGCGTCGCCGGGATTGCCTGGGAAGCGATCGCGCGAAACCGGTCGAACCTGGGCGTTGCCGCAGGCGGCAGGATCGGCTTCGCGCGATTCCCAGCACACCGCCGTCCAGCAGGTATCGACGGCGGGCGGCACTTTGATAGCTAGGCGGCCAGCGGCGGCCGCAACGGCGCGCGATGCGCCGCGGCCTTTCGCGGCTTCGGCATCGCGATCGCCGCGCGCAGCGCTTCCACCGCCCGGCGCTCCCGCGCCATCACCGTGGGCTGCCGCAAACCGCCCAGCGCTTCGCCCGTTTCCCGCTGCGTCAGCCCGTCCCGGTATCGGTGCCGAAGCACCGCGCGCTGGCCTTCGCTGATCTGCGCCCGCGCCGCTTCCACCACGGCCGCGATTTGCGCCTGCGCGGCCTGCGCTTCGGGCGAGGGCGTGGCGGCCGGCGCGTCCACCCCCGGCAGCAGTGCCGCGTGCGTGGCCTCGCGGTAGGCGCCGCGCTTCACGCTGTCCAGCATCGCCCCGCGAATGCGGCACTTCAAATATGCCCGCCGGTGGTCGCCGCTTAGCCCCGCCGCGTGTCCCGCCGCCTCAAGCAGTGCCACGAAACCCGTCTGGCGCAAATCGTCCACGTCGAAGCATGGCGGCAGACGCCGTGCCAGCGCGGCCGCCAGCGGCCCCACCAGATGCATGTGTTCCTCCACGATGGCGGATTCACAGTTGGAACCTTCCGCCGATTTCACTACCATTAAGGACATGCCGGTACGAATGGGACGAAGCCACAGCTTACGCCAGCGTGGCGAGGCTTTCGCGCGCGCGTTTTCGCGCGCCGAACAACGCAACGCCGGGCCGAACGCCCAGTACCAGGAAACGCGGCTGATGCAGTTGAACCGATTCGCCGATGCACCTGAAGTCGATCCTCCCCCGGCGCATGGTCGCGCTGCGCCATGTGCACAGTCTGTCCCTTCGGGGTCTGTCCCGTGAAACGGGCATCGCCGGATCCACGCTGCACTTGCTGGAAACCGGGTTTAGCGCCGACGTGCTGCTGAGTACCATCCTTCGACTTTGTGAAGCCCTTGCCGTCACGCCCGACTATCTGCTGGGCGTCGAGCGGGACCCGAATCATGCCCATGCGCTGCTGGGCGAGGGTCTGGCGGGGCACTGCCCGGTCTGCCTGGCCGATCTTGCGCCGCACGCGCCCCACCGATTGGGCGAGTGCATCCGGCAGCACCACCACCGCGGCGCCAGCGTCAAGCAACTGGCGGCCCGCTACGGCCTGTGCGTGTCGTCGGTTGAGCGGATTCTGCAGGATGAGTACGCCCTGCTGCGCCGCGGCCGCGCCGCGTGAGGCCCCTAGCGCAGGTCTTCGATCGACGCGGGCAGGGAAGCGTCGATCAGCCATTTCTGCCCCGTTCGCAAGGCGCGTGTGCGGCGCGCCCGCGCCAGGTGCCAGTGCCGGTCGTGCGCCAAGTGGCAGCGCTGGCACAGCGCCCGCAGGTTTTCATCGCGGTCGTCGCCCGCCAGGTGATTCAGGTGCGCGATGGTCAGCACCACCTGCACGTGCCAGATCTTTCCGGCATCGGCGGGCCGCGGCGCGGCGCACGGTTTTCCGGTGGCGTCCAGCCACGCGCCCGTGTCGGGTTTCCGGCAGTCCTCCAGTTGCTTCGCCCAGCGGCCGCTGCCGTCGCGCATCACCCAGACCATCGCGTGATTCGGTTTCCCGCACGCCTCGCACGCATCCCCGGCCCGCGCCAGCATCCGCGCCCGCGTGGCCTGCCACGCCGCCCCGCGGTAGAACTTGCGCAGATGCTTGCGAATCGGCATCGGTCAGCCCCGCCGCCCTTCCATCCGGCCCCACGTCTGCGCCGCCCGCTGCATCGCACGCCGCTGCAGCCGTTCGGCCCGCCGCGTCTGCCAAGCCCGCCCCGCCTGCAGCGCGGCCAGCCCGTACAGCGCCAGCAGCAACCAACCCAGCCAAGAATCCGTCATCGCGCGCCCTCCCCAAACAGGTTCATCGCCACGGCCACCGGCCGGTGTTTTTCCCGCAGTTCCTCCGCCCACTTGCGCATCCGTTCCATCCGCTGGCGCGCCACCCCGGTGACGCCCGCGCCGCGTCCCAGCGGATCCGCCGCGTCCAGGCTTTCGAGCAGCGCCCGCGCGCCGGCGCAGATCGCTTGCGGGCGGTCCGGGCAGGGCATCACGTGCCCGTCCCGCCGCAAGTCCAGGTCCGCTTGCCACGCCCAGACGGCGGCCCAGATCCCGTGCTTCGACGCCAGCCTAATCCCGGCCGCGTAGCCATCGCGTTCGAACCCAATGAATTCGCCGCTCACTCCGCACCCCGCGTCCGTTCGCCCAATTCGGCACGCGATATCTCGCGCCTCCGCAGCCGCGCGACCGTCTGCCGATGCGAACACTGGCCCCGGTGCCGCAGGGGCTTGCCGCACGGGCAATTCGCATCGTGCCCGCCCATTATCGCCGCGATCTTCCGGTACCAGTTATCGGCCGCGCCATGGCTGATGCCCAGCGTGTCGCAAGCTTCGCGGATCGTCTTGCCCTCCTCAAACACCAGCTTTCGGAACGCCGGCAGCTTGCTTTGCTGCGGATGGTTGATCCCGCCCCGAAACTTCCGGTCGATCACGAAGCTGCGCCGGCAATCCAGATTCAGGCACCGCCACCCCCGTGTGCCGCTGCTGTTGCGGCCCCGGCTCTCCGTGCGCCCCCCGCAGAAAATGCACGCGGGATTCTCGATGCACGCCCCCACGCGGCCGCGCTGGAAGAGGAGGTCGAACAGCGCGTTCGTCAGATGGTCGCGAGCTTCACTTTCGCTGCGCGCCCACACCGTCAAGGTTCCCGGCGCGTCCGGCGCGCGCATTGCAAATCGCTGCGCGCCCTTGTACCGCTTGTTCAGCACGTGCAGCAGGGAAGCCGCCCGCGTCGGCTGGAACTCCAGGTCGAAGTAGCCTGCCATCACGCCGCCGCCCTTTCGCCAGATTCCAGCCGGGCCACCCACCGTTCCAACTGCTGCAGCGTGTGCCAGCGGTCGCCCACGCGGTAGCACTGCGCCCGGCGCGGATGGTTGTAGAGGCGCGGCAGGTCCAGCCGCTGCCGGAAGTGAATGTAGCGCCCGAGGATGCGTACTTCGTCCTCGGCGGAAAACCCGCGAACTGCTTTTCGCATGGCACTCCCCCTGTGTCGGTTAGGTGCCGGCGGCCAGGACGGCCGCGGGCACCGGTGGGCAAACCGCGCGGCGCCGCAGCGCGTTCCTGCTGGTCACCGCCTGAAATCCGTCCGGGAACGCCACCAGCGCGCTGTTTCTTCCGCCGCGCACCACCACGCGGCAGGGCCAGCCCTTGCGCCCCGGCAACCGGCTGTCCCATCGCCAGGAGTACGGCCACCGCGCCGGATCGGCTTCGCCGAGAATCGCGCTTCGCTCCAGCGCCCAATCGTTCTGCCCCATCGCCACCAGCAAGGCGGGGGCCGTGCCGGCGAGCACATCCGGCCGCGCCGCGATCTCCGCGATTTCCCGCGTGCAGCGCCGCAGCGCGTCCCGCAGCACCAGGTCGCTTACCGGGCTCATCGCGCCACCCCGCTAGCCGCCCACACTTCGCACCCCCAGGCAGCCGCCGCCCACGGTCCCGGTCTGGGCGTTTAGCTGCGCCAAGTCCGACTCCACCCGCAGCGCCTGCAAGGCGCACACCGCGCAGTACGCCACGAACGACGGGTGCTGCCGGTCCAGGGGCGGGTCGAACTTCACC